ATGCAATTCTTCTAAAGTCGTTGTCAGTTGTAAACTCACCACTTTCACTTTGTTCTAAATCTACATTAACCATTACAAAGAAACCACCAAGTTCTTTGACAACATCAGTAGCGTGTCCACCTTCTGGTGAAATGATGAAGTCAATATCAGAACCTGATACGTTTCCAAAATCTGAAGCAAGAATACTTGCAAAGGTATAACCAGAACCTGCATTGGTGATTGTCACACTTGTTACAGCACCAGATGATACAACAACAGTACATACACCACCTGAACCATCACCTCGAATCGCAACACTGGTGTAAGTATTATCAGAACCAGAAGCACCACCATCAGTGATTTTGACATTCTCAATAGCGCCAGCAGTTGTAGAGTAATCAGTTGATTCGGTTGATACGTGCATGAAGTCTGTAGATAAGAATGATGCTTGTTCAGCTGCAGTCAGTGAGTACATATATTTCCACACATAACTATCAGCAGTTGTAAATGTTGATGTTGATTTATTACCTGTAGGTTCTGTTGTTGATGTTGCACCACCGTTGTTGTCGATACATTTGTAAACATCAAATGTACTATTCATTACATAAAATGTTGCATCGAATAAATTAGTTGCACCAGAATCAGCAGATATGGTTGAACCTGTTGAATCAATGTTTCCATAATCATGTCGATAGTAATCATAGACGGTACCAGAAGTCCAGTTACGTCTAGGAATCACTATTGAAACATCAGAACTTGTAATTTTTTTTGCGGACAAAAGGTCATCATAAGCATATAACTCAGAACCTATGTCATCATTCGGAGTTGGAGGGGCAGCGTCAGTACCATCATTAAATGCTTGATTATCTACAAATGTTTGCGGACGACCAATGCCGAGATAGTAAGTATCACCTGCTTCACCAAAACTCTCGTTAAACTGTTCAGCACTGTGAACACGAAATTTGTTAGTAATTATTGCTGGCATCTTTCATTAAACTCCATTTACTTATTATTTATACATCTTTTTAAGATGATGTAGTGATCTCGGCAGGAATTGCAAAATTAGTTTTCATCTTAGGATTATTGACAAATTCGCTTAATTGAACTGCTTGACCATTTAAACTTGTATTTCTTGTACCTGTCAGTACAATCTTGTTTAGTGAACCTATTGTAATTCCAGTATCTGTATCATCACTTGTCTGATCATACAATGGGTGACTAAATGTTTGTCTTTTATATAGTACATTTTGTAGAGTACCAATTCTTGGTCCCATTGTTGCAATACCAGTTCGTACTTCGACAGATCGAATGGTCTCAGATAACTGTGACGGAAATGAAACTTTCTTTTCTGTGCTTAGAGTGACATCTCTTGTATTGGCTGCAAAGGCAGTGTCTTGTTCAATACCACGATTTGGATTTGCACGAACAGAGGTACCGTCAGTAGTTGTACCTAGTCGTCTACCAATCTTCTCAGCAAAGATAACTTCAAGTAGTGATACAAAGTCACCCTCACCAAATCCATTGAGTAAAGTAAATCCTTTTTTGATTTGAGCATCAACTCGTGTACGAATAGAAACTTCACCAAAGACATTGAAACCTGCTGGGTGTATAGAACGTTTGAGATCATCTCTCCAAGAAGAAATTGCTTCACCAACTTTGACGACATAAGAATAATCTTGGTAATAGAAACTATCTTGTATCTTTTTTGTTAATTCGGAAACGTGTCCATCAACATTAATAAATTCACCAAATCCTGTAACGGTTGTTCCAACTGTCGAAACAACTTCAGCTTGATTTGCTAAAACAACAGTTGCAGTTTCACCAGAGGTGTTGCCTGTAATTGTTTGACCATCTAAGAATGTACCATCAACATTTGATAATGTTAAAATATTTTTATCACCATCATATTCAACAACAGTTGCAGTTGCTGTAGATAATGTTTCTGTAATTAGTGTGTCATTATCTTCAGCAATAATATCGTATGGTGTTGTGTCTTGGACTAAAGTTTCAGCAATTAAATACTCATCATTTTCTGTTTTTAAAAATTCTATTGGACTATTATTTAAAATACTTTTCTTTTGTACTGCTCGTTCAGCATCTTGCATAATGAAAGAACCAGATTCATCTTCTAATTGTATTCCACCATCATCACTTTCTAATAAAATTTCTGAAGGACGATTAGGTTCTAAAACTACTCGGTCATCTCTTGTATCAAACTGTTCTAAATTTAAATCATAAACAGCATTCATAGTGACTGTTTCACCAACGGTAAATGTTGAGGAAAGATTTTCAATTTGCATATGCAAACGAGGTTTAATTAGTGGTGCAGTTTCATAACGAAAACCTCGATTCAATAAGTTGACTGTTAAAAGACCACCTGCATTTCTAGCGATTGCAAATAGACTAGCACCAGAACCACTTGTACTTGTTACTGAAAGATTAGGAACAGTAAAGTATCCTGCACCTGCATTTGTGATTTTAATATCTGTGATATCACCAAGACTACTGTTAGTTGCATCTTCCATAATAATGATATCACCATCTTCTTTTATTAATCGTTCACTATCATCAGAACTTTCTAAAGTAAAACTACCATTGACAACACGTATTTCAGCGTCTAAAGCAGAACCACCTGCATCAGTATTATCGACAACAATATCATCACCAATCTCATAACCAGAACCACCTGATTCAACTTTGATATCATCAATAGATGATTGACGCAAACTACCAACTGTTATACTACCATTTGTTCCGATTGATGTTGAGTTGTCAACTTCGATTGCTTCATCTAAACTATAATAACTACCAATAGAATTGATTGTAATGTCATCAATAACTTTATGAATTGCACAAGTAATAATAACATCAGGATCTGTATTATCAACACCAGTTAAAAGAACTTCTTCTTCTTGGTCTATTTCATCACCTGTTTCTAATAATAAGATATCACCAGGACCACCATCTTCTAATTGAAAGTTATCACCTGTTGATGATAAAAAAGTTCCGTTAATACTTCCTGCATTAATAAACAACGTAGCAACTTGTACAGCATTATCAACAGTTTGAATTGTTACTTGATCAACAACGGCAGTTGCTTCTTGTATGACAGTATTACCAACGACTGTTTGTTGAGTGATTGTTTGACCTACAAGGTTAGCAATATTTCCATTTGAAGGTGATTTGAGAGTGACTTTTAAAATTGTATCAACTGACCACTTACCATCGGAGACACGAAGCATATCTCTGTTTGGATAATACAGTTCAGGTGTTTCGTCAAACAATGCACGAAAGAATAATTCATTTGCTTTCTTTGTACCTTTAGCACGATACAAATCAATTATTCTTTTTGTGAATTTTCTTTTATCTAATCCAATATCTAAATCATTTGGTACAGCATCTAAAAAGGCATTTCTAAATTGTATAAAAAATTCATCTAACGTTTCATCAACATCTAAGTATTGTAAAAGTTGATTGATATTCTCAACAGGATTTGCTTTATATGAACCAATGATTGCTGTTGCATTAGAACTTGATCCGATAATTTCTTCACCGATAATAAATCTTGTATTGGCAGTAACATACAGTTTACCATTATCAGCATTTTCTACAAGTATAGTTGCAGTTTGACCTGAAGTCTGTCCTGTGATTACTTCACCAGATTGAAACTCACCAATACCTGATTGTTCATCAACAAGATAATCACCGTTATCGTTTCCAAATTCATCAGTAGCATTAAGTTGTAAAAAAGATGTGACTTCGGTTTCTAAAAGAATATTATCAACATCACCTTGATTGGTAATTGTAAGTTGTGCAGATTCTAAAAGAGTGTAGTATTGTTTGACAAATTCTAATAGTTGAGGATGACGTGATAAAACAAAGTCAGGTAGTTGCTGACTTACATAAGATTGTATTTTATCATTGTACTTTGCCATTGATCATTAATAACTTGAAGTAGAACCTGATCCTGCTCCTGTTGTTGTCACAGTTGTTGAAGTTCCAGTTGATGTACCTGAGGTTGTTCCTGAGGCAGCATATGAACTTGCATTAGTTGTATAACCAACACCTGCATTGGATTCGTATGTGTCTAAGTTTGCATCAACAATCATATTCGATAAATCTATTTCTAATAGTTGTTGACGAACAGGTACGACATCGTTTGAAGAAGGTTGAGTAGTTACTCTTATTTGTGTACTGGTTGCACCATCAACGTTAGAAATAGCAGTGATATAAATGTCGTTGATTGTAATTGTACCAGTTGTATAGTTGATTGTTCCTTGTGTTGAATTTTGTATAGTCTTTACACCACCAACATAATAGATTAATCGAACATTACCTGAACCATCATCATCTAAAAAGTATTCTCTACCAGAACTATCATTGATATTAAAACCTGTTGTTTCTAAAATAGATGTGTGACCCATATGTGGATGATATAAACCATTATTGAAATTAATGGTGTAAGTATTTGTACCAGACGTGTTCGGTGTAAAATACTGATAGATTTTTAATCGAGTAATGTTAGATAGAATAGATGAATCGGCATTATCAATGGTAGAAATAAATTTAGAATAACGAAACATCTTACCAAACTGTTCTAATTCATTTGTGTTGAAATTTGTAATTGTGTTAGTGACCACTGATTCAATATCGGTATCTGTTTTTGTTGTAATCTTAGAATCATACTTTACATATACTTCTGGTACTAAGTAAGTGATGTTTGGATCTACAATCACTGGAATAATAGAACCAATTGCATAATCACCTAAACTTGAAACGATAGAATCTTTAACAGAGTTTGTTAGTGTAACACCTGATGTTGGTTTGATTGCAATAAACACACGACCATACGTTGGTGGATTATTATCTTCTACACCCCATACTTGTATTGATTGAACATTGGCATAAACATCTTGGACAATTGCTTTGTAATCTGCTGATGTCACTGCTCGATTTTGTGATGAATATCTTCTTGGTGCGTTAAACTTAATGGACTTCACTGTTTCTGGTAATGCCCCACCACTTGCATTAGAAGCTGTTGTGACTGTGATATTAGAGAAACCTCCAATGGAACCAGAGAAAGAAAAACTTGATGCACCGTTAGGTTCCTCCGTATTACAAACAATATATTCTAGTGTAACTATATTTCCATTTTCAATTGCTTTACCAAAAACACCATCACCAAAATAAACTTCAAATTTTTGATCTTCAATTTCTTGTAAAAAGTAAACACGAGAAGTAGCAGATACATCAGTTAAACTTGTATTTAATGTGTAAGTGTTTGTTGTTGTATCTGTTGCAGAATTTTGAACTGTAACTTTTAATGTTGTTGTATCAGAATTAATATTGTTAATGATAAAACGTTGATCAGGATCAGCAGTGTTTGCTGTATATCTTTCTGTTACTAAAGTTCCTTCATAAATCGGCACGTTCGAAAAAGTAAAGACACCGTTGGTTGGTGTGATGCTCGTTGATTGATTCACAACAAATTGGTAAGTGGTATCATCTACCGATGTAGTTAGTGTTGCACCTTTATTCATTGTTAAAGTAGAAACACCAGTTACATTATTTGCAGTGATGTTTACTCTGGCAGTAGATGCACGAGCTGATCTTGGTGTATAACCAACATGTTTAGCATGAGATACAACAGCCGAACGAGTTTGTGCTGAATCCAAAAACATTTCGTTTGCCAACATATTCGCATGAAAGGCATTATAGTGAGTATTGTAAGCAAGTAAATCTAAAAGAACATTCAGACCTGCTCCTTCAAAATCATAATCACTAAATTCTTCTTGTCTGGATAAAAATGTTTTGAGATTATTTTTAATATCATCAAAATCTAAATCGGTAATTTGTAAATCATTTGCCATTATCGTGTTCTCTCTAACATGGTTTCAATTGTAATTGGATCGGGACTTCCAATTACATAAAAACTGATTGACACCTGATAGGCATTTCGATCAAGTTGAGGATTGGAATTTACACTAATCAATTTTGCTCTTGGCTCATAAGTGGTTAATAAATCTTCTACTGCTCGTGTCATCGCAATCTCTGTTACTGGTGTCATATTTTCAAATAACAGATTTCGTATGTCTGAACCAATCTCTGGATGAAAAGGTTTTTCAAAGTGATTGAGTTCAATCAGATTACGAACACTTCGTTTAACCGCTTCGACATCTTTTAATTTTGCAACATCTTTGGTTGCAGGATTTTTAATAAAAGATAAATTCAAATCTTTATAGGTTCGACTTGCTCTATTTTTACTAATTGTCGATGTATCGTAGCGTCCTACCATACCAATATTTATATGAGAAATAAAGAAATGTTAACGACCTTGACGGTTATACTTTTTAAAACTACGTCTTTTAGATTTGTTCATCGAATTGATTTTTAACTTACCGTCACCAATTGATGTGCCTTTTATCTTATGTTCGATCGTAGGTTTATCTGTTGATCTTGCCATTACT